CAATCATCATAGGGTGGTGAGCTGAACAGGCACCAGGAAAAGGATTTTGTGTTTCTTCTATTTTTAAACCTAGAAGGTCCATTCCTTTTTTAATAGTCTCTTCATATTCTTTTCTTGATTGCACGTCTGCCTCAAACGCTTCAATCAATTCATGAGATATTTCTTCTAAGACTTCTTCGTCTAAGTCTTCTGCTATATTATCAGAGATAATATTACTAGGTTCTTCTATTGTTTCTTCTGTAACAATAGTTATTTCCTCTTCTATTAAAGGATTAACATCCCCTAGTCTTTCTCTAACCATTAAAATATTCCTTTAAACTTAGTCCCTTTTATTGCAATACCATTTCTTCTTTTTACACTACCACTAGATGAGGAGGATGTCTTCTTCTTTTTTACCATACCACCATCTTTTTTTGTAACAGGTTTAGTTTTTAATTTGCTTTTAATTAAATCAAAATTAACTTCTTGTTTATTTGGTGGTACAGGTATGTTTAATTTTTCTGTAGTATTTTTTTTTGTAACAGGTTTAGTCTTTAATTTGTTTATAATTGGATTAAAATTAAATTTTTCTGTTAACTTTCTTTTATCAAAATACTCATTAACTGCTGATTTACCAAATTTTTGATATGCTTCTTGTAGTGCCTTTGCACCTGATTTACCAGATGAAAAGAATTTTGCAATCTTACCCATTAAATTGACTACCATTAAAATACTCCTTTAAATTTTGTGCCTTTGATAGCTGCTCCGCTGCCACGAGATTTTTTAGATTTAGTTTTCTTTGCTAAACCACCATCCTTCATTACTTGGACATTGTATCCTCTTTTGCCCAAGGTTGTTTTTCTGTCTGGATTATCTGGGTCTATATTATCTAAAGGATTTTTTTTTGTACCAAACGCTTCTCTATCAGCATCTTTTGCTTTTTCTCTAGCAATTTCATCTTTATTTATAGGTTTATTTGATTTTTCTTTTTCTAATACCTTAATTTTTTTAGCACCTCTATTGGTTAAATTATTAAACATCTCTTTTGTTTTAGCAATTATAATTTTTCCGCTAGGTAGCATCATTCTAACTGCTTTAAAAACTGACATTAAAATACACCTTTAAATTTAGTTCCTCTTATTGCAGCACCTGTACCTCTAGCTTTAGGTTTAGACTTGGCTCTCTTCTTAACAGCTCCACCCTTATTGTATTTCTTTGCTAAGGAAGGACTCATATTCTCTTGTACAGATTCTGGTAATTTAGAAAAACCTTTAAACTTACCTGGAACCATACCGCCAACATTCATTTTCAGACCCATGTTTTTTTTACGAGAGTTCATCATGCCACCCATGTTCTTTTTTGGAATGTCTACTGGAGAAGTTTCTTTCATATAATCAACAGCTGCTACACCTAAATCTCTAGGTACTGTAATTGGTCCAGTAACACCCCCAAGACCTATTTTCTTTAAATTAATTTCTTTACCTGATTCTATTTGATTGAGAGCTTCTCTTCCTGCACCCGTACCCATTAAACCTATAAGTAATTTTTTAAACATACCCATTTTTCTAGTTGGAATTTTACCGCTGCTAGCATCTTTAATTTTATCTATTTTCGCCTGAAGTTTTGCTACTTTTTTTTCATCGCTCATTACTTTTCTCCTTGTTCCTTCATGTGGTCAGACATCTCCTTGGCTCGATTAGGGGTCTGCTTTGCCCATCTCGAATCAAGCATCTGAACTGACGCTTCTGTATAATTAGGTGGACTGCACTTGAGTGCCTGCCACATCATCTTAAATTTAGAGACACCATTTCCTCCTAATTGAAATACCATCTCTGTTACTATATTTTGTGCTTCTTCATTTACTTCTGTTTTCTCACACATATACGTTGCAGTGTCTACTGCGTGTTGTAAATCTTTTTTAAGGATATCTTCGAGATATTCTTTCTCGTATACCTTGCCGTCTTCCCAGTGGTCTTCCACACAGAGGTGTCCATAACCCACAGTTCTCTTGCCCAAACTGTCTAAATACACCTGGTCACGAAAACCTTCGTGCCTCTTTACTGAGTCTAATAGTGATTCATTCATTACCAATAACTTCCCTTCGGTCCTGTTGACTCCTCAAAGGGAGCATCCTGTGGATGATTAACCATCCATCCTTTTCTTAATCGTATTAATGCTTGGGATGTTGAGTCTACCAAGTCATCGTGTTTTGTATTTGGAAACGCTGCACACTGAGATACGACCATCTCGGTCTCATCTGTATCTGGTGCGTAAACCCTGCCACTCTCAAAGAGAGGAGTTACAGAGTGTACTCTCGCTAGCTTATCCATGCGTTTCGGATTAAATGGGTGTATCGGCAGTCCAGTTCTCATGAGTTCCTGTACCAGCGATAGTCCACTAGCCTTTGCTTCCACTAGTATTAAATCTGGTTGATGATTATTATATAACGATATAGCTGCATTCTTGAGTTCAGGGAATGTTAGTCTCTCCCTAAAGGCATCCATAAGATACAAGTTGTATCCACCCTCACCACTAAACACACCCCACGTTGTGCAGGCTGAGTAGTCTGAGGTCTCGCTCACAGTGTAGGCTGTATCCCACGACTGTATAATGTAATCAAATTCTGGTGGGTGTTCTTTCTTCCAATACTTCCACCACCATCGCTTGACGAGGTTACCCTCTTCAATAGACGGTTTTTGTGCGTAGAGTGAAGTCCACTCTCGTGTCCCTACGGTTTTCTTTATTTCTTCTAGACGCTCTAGGGGATAGGCATCCTCCCACAGTGGAGAGCCAACCTTTAAGTCTAGCATCTTTGCTGCCCTGTCGTCTAGTATAGCTGGGAACTCTACAATGTCCCAACCCTCGTGTCCTGTCTCTCTTAGTATCCATCCAGCCAAGTCATCCTCGTGCCATCTTGTTTGGATAACAATAACACTGCCACCTGGCATTAATCTTGTGTAAGCCGTTGACCTGTACCAGTCTAGGAGGTTACCCCTCATCGCTGCGGAGTCTGCCTCTTCTCTACCCTTGATGGGGTCATCAATTAATAATAAATGGGCACCTCTACCAGTAATAGCGGAGCCAGCACCCACGGCATAATACACTCCACCCTTCTGGGTGTGAAAGCGTCTTACACTAGCGGAGTCTGTAGCTAAATGTGTGTCTGGAAATACATCGGTGTATCTTGGGTCCTGAAGCTGGTTCCTGACCTTACGACCAAAGTCATCCGCCAGGTCCTGAGCATACGTTGAGCAGATAATATACTTATCTGGGTTCCTCCCCATATACCACGCTGGAAAGAATTCTGACGTTAGAATGGACTTACCGTGACGTGGTGGCATAAAGATTGCCAGTCTCTTGACCTCACCCCTCTCCACTGCCTCTAGCTTCTCAGCTAGCTTCTTGATGTGTGGTGGGGTTTTGTACTCCTCCATCTGAAACTTTGCGTAGCCGATGAGGCTATCCTTGGCTTCATTGCGACTTTCTAGTTCTTTAACTCTGTCTACCAGTTGCTGGAGTTGTTGAATCTTTTCTTCTGTTGTGTTGGGTATCTGCATATGTATCGCATCCCTGCGTTTTCTTTTTTTGGGGGTTATTCCAAATCAATGGTAGGGTCGAAAAATAATGGGGTCATTTCTCCCATATAAGCACCCTTGATGTTGAACTCGTAGTATTCCCTTGCCTCGTCTTCATCCATTCCATCACGCTCCTGTAGTATGCTTATAATCTTATTTTCGTCATATACCAAAACATTGGTCATTCCACAGCGACCTGCTGTACCCATTATAGCTTCATCGAAGCCATCCGCCTTTAATAAATCATCCATACCTTTACAATAGTCATTTAGCTATATTTAGCAAGGGCATAGTGTCTTTAAAACAAAGGGGGGTATTCCCTGTGCTACCACAGTATGTCGGTGTGCCCTATATGGATGTTAGGTAGCGTCAGATAATTGGGGGGGTGGGGGTCAATATTATATGTATTCTGCCCTTTATACTTACTGTTGCGTGTAAACAGTAGGGTAGGGGAGTGATGATAGTA